TCAACAAAAACTGGAATTCCTTTTCCGCGTTTCGCGTGTGATTCGCCACGGATAACTCCGTTATGAATTGAATTCCCATTTTTCGAACCGTTTTTGTTGGCATCCATGAAATCCGAAACATCCCCATGTTCACCCGTACCCGTACCGAACGAAAGGATTGCACTTTCTAACCCCTGTAAGATACTAAAATCTCTTAAAACGTTAACGATTGCGTTATCGTCACCCGATGCACTCGCCGCCGAATAAGCAGAATATAAAGCGCGAATTTTATCCAATTGGATTTGTTTCTTTTGTGCTTTGATTTTCTTTTGCTCAATTTCCGCAAGTGCTTTTTCTTCAAATGCTAAATTGTTTTCAAGTCCTTGTTCCGCTCTTTTCGCTTGACGGTCGATTTGTTCTTTTTGCTTTTCTTCCAATTTGTCAAGTTCCGCAAGTTGTTTATCAAAACGTTTTTGGAACGCATCGAATCCGGCTTGTGCGGTTGCGTCTTGAATCGCTCTAATCTTTTCGGCTTTCTTCTTTTCCTCGTCGATTTCTTTTTGATTCTTTAATCGAGCAAGTTCCAATTCCTTATCGATCGCGTCGCGTCCGTATTTCTTTTCAAGTTCAATTTCCTTTTCGAGTTGCTTTATTTTTAACTCGGTTAATTCTTCGTTGATTTCCTCTTGCGATTCCTTTCCGTTTAACAACTCCAATTCGCGTTGTTTTCTTGCGTTTTCGTTAGTTGTTTCTAATGCGGTTAATTCTATATTTTTTCGGTCCTCGACTCCCTTTTTAACAATCTCTTTTTTGATTGCTTCAAGTTTTTTGAATTCCTCTGACGTTACCGCGAAAACTTTTTGTTGTTCCTCGATTTCTTTTATTGCGCGTTCTTCGTCCAAACGTTGCAATTCGATTGCTTGGTCCCTTTCTCCTTGAATGTTTTGAGCTCTTAAATCCTCCAGTTGTTGATTTATTTCTTTTCGTAATTCCAAACGCTCGCGATCAAGTTCAATCAATTCAAGGTCAAGTTCACGTTCTTGCGTTCGTGCTTCTCTTACAATCTCCAATAGTCGCCCTTCTAAAATTTCCGATAAACCATAGGAACGAATCTTTTCGTTTAATATTTTCGAATCTTGTTCCTCGATCAATTCACGGATATTAATTTCCTTTTTCGTTGCCCTTCCTATTTCCGAAACCTCTTCTTTTAATATCTTCTTTTGTAAGTCGATTGTATCAGTTAATAATTTACGACGTTTGTCGAATCGTTCTTTGTCGTCAGCGATTGACAATTCATTAACCGTTTTTTGATTGTCGAAACCATCGATTAAAATATCCAAGTTCTTTTCAATTTCATCTTGGCGCAACTGGTTTGCAACCCTTGTAATTTGTAACGCTTTTATTTCCGCGTCTTTTTCCGCCTCGATTAATTCGATTCGTTTATTGAACAATTCTTGTTCGTCCTCCAATTGGTCCGTTCCCGCTTCTTTTTTAAGTTTGAACAAATCTTCTTGGACCTCTAATTCAAGCCGAACAATTTCAAGATTCTTATCAGCCGCTTGTTGTTGTTTAATCGCCGCGACTTGAATCGCTTTTGTTCTTTCTTGAAATGAACGTGTTGCATCGCCTTCGATTTCTTCCGCCTTTTCACTTTCCGCGTTCAGTTTCGCAACCTCTTCACGTAATCGCGGAAACAACTTTTCGTTTGCAATTATCTTTTCTTCAATTGCCGCCATTGCTTCGGCTCCTTTCTTTGCCGCGTCAACAATTCCGTCCGTTGCTTCTTTGGTTGTTTTTGCAAAATCCTTTGTTGCTTTCCCTATATCCTTAAACCCTTGTGAAAAAAGTTTTTGATTTAAAGTCAATGTTCCAACAACTTGTTTTAATATCCCGGCCGAAGTTCCTCCGACTGCATCCAACGCACCTTTCCCGGCTTTCGCCATTCTACCCGTAACAACCTCCGTCGCTCCTGACAATTTCGCACTCGATCGCCTTAACGCCTCGGTTCCTTCTCTTGTTTTCTTTAAGAATGCAACAACCGACGCAAGTGTTACAATTAACGCGCCTAACGCCGTAGCTTTTAAAGTATTGTTTAAAAACTTCATCGAACGGCCAGTTGTTTTAACCGCCCTCGATAATCCTAAATAAGCAATAGTTGATTTCTTTTGTTGCTTTTCATTTACTTTCGAAGCAACCGTATTTTCGACAACTTCCTCCGTTTCTTTATCAACCGATTTTGTTAATAGGCCAATAATCACGTTTAATTGAGCCATTACACCGCCCAAAATCCCGGTTTGCTCCGCAATTCCACCCAATGATTCACCGAACAAATCCGTTTCGCTTAATGCCTCTTTTACTTGGTCCTTATAGTTTCCAACTTCCCTTTGTGTTTGACCAACCGATTTATCAACCGCCTTTAATTTTTGATCCAACTCGGTAACCTCTTTTAAAAGTTCTTGCGCCGCTTTGGTGTTTTCTTTACCCTCAACTGCTAAACCTTTATATTGTTTTCGAAGTTTCCCTAAACGCGCTGATTGTTCGTCGTATGCGTTTGTTAATCCCTTTTCGCGTTTAATCTGCTCTTTTAATTGCTTGTTTCGTTCGGCAACCTCGATTTTTAACTTCGCGTTTTCCTTCGCTTGTTCTTGCTCTAAATCGATTAGTTTCTTCCTCAAACGTTGTTCTTCCTTCGCTAATTTAACGGCCGATTTTTTTTGTTCGGCCATTTTATCCTCGGATTCTTGCAATTCCTTATTCGCTTTTATAAGCTTTTCTAATTGCTTTTCCAATTTCTCCAATTCCGCTTCCTGGTCGTCCGTTGCGTCTGTGAATTCATTCGCGGATTTCCTTGTTTTCTCGATTTCGTTTCGGAATTTCTTTTGTGACGACAAAAAATGTTTTTCAAGCTTGTCGATTGCTTTGATTAAATTGTCAATCGCTCCGTCGTCAATTACTAAATCGGAATATTTAATCGGATTACCTTCGGCCATTTTGCTTAATTTGTTTGTTATTTAACTCAATTAAGATATAAACTTCCTTAACCGTCATTTGTTTTACATCGCGACCATGCGCGACCGAACTCAAAGAATGGCATAGTTCTTCATATGCTTTTTCGAATTCTATTTCGTAACCTCCTGACCCGTTGAAAGTTTTTGGCTTAACCAATGAAAGTAAATAACGATCAATTTTGTCCGCAACGTCGCTATCCGTACCGGACAACAAATCGTCGCATAATGCTAAAATACGTTTTTTTCTATTAACAAATATATTTTTCCTTTCAAGGTTGTTGAACTTAGTCGGAAAGTAAAGAGTTAGTTCCGTTTCTAGTTTTTTTTTAACTCGTCGGTTTTATCCTGAACATGGTTGATTTGAAGTCCCCAACCTGACAATTTATCCAAAATCGCTTTTAAATTATCATACGAAAAATCAGTCACAAATTTTCCGTCAATCTTTCGGACCATACACGCGAACGCCATTCCACGAACATTGTTTTCCGTCATAATATTATGGTAAACATTTCGCAAATTGTACATTTCGCCCAAAGCTTCGTCTACCATCTTTTTCCCTAAAAATTGGAATATTTTCCCGACTTTACTATCGAACGCCACTACGTCGGAGCCTAACTCAGCGTCCAACATAACATATTTGTTAAAAGCGTTAAATCTGTAAAATGGTAAAGTATCTATCGAGTCGTAAAACTCTATTTTGTGTTTTCCTAGTTTAAGCATTTGTTTATGATTGGTGCGGATAATAAAGGTACTAACAAAATCCGTAAATCAAAAAATGAGATTAGTTCTGGGATTATACAAATCGCCGTTAAATGATGGGCAAAACAAAAGTTGCATTCAATCGCCTTTTGTATCAACGCATTCGGGGCGCGTCCGCTTAATTGGTCACGGATTCCCCACTTTTCAAACAAAATAATTATGGACCAGGTTAACAACCCATAAAAGAAAACGTTTTCTATAAAGTACATCCCTCGCCGACTGTTACCGTTAAATTAAATTTGAATCCCGCGTATGGATAAGAAAAATACTGGTTTTGCGTTAATTGGTCAAATGTATAATTCGCAAAAATCGAATCAATACCCTCTTCAATGGATCCAATCGACAACCGAACACCGTTGGGAATGTTGTTTGTTAATTTGTTTCGAACGTCCTTTTTAAGTTCCTCAACAAAATAATAGTTGTCACCCTTCGCTGAATCAATCTTTTTTAAATTCACCCAAAAGATAACGCCAAGATCAACGTCGTAATAATTCGTCGTATTTCGTTCGAAGTCACCGCTTAATGTTTGCGTTCCAACTTCAAAGAAACTCATCGCTTGTAAATTATCGTTAAACTCAACGGGATAATATTCACCGTTCGATTGATAAACCCACGGTTCCGAAAATTCCCCGCCTTGACGGTTTATTTTCTTAATGTACGAACGTCCGAACGAATGCGTTAACCAACTCATTGTCCCAAATAACGTTTGTAATTTCCCGATTACCGCATCAACAAAAACTGGATTCGGTGGAATCGGGACGGTTGGATTTGCGTAATAACTCATATTTTTATTTCTTTTCTAATTTCTTTTAATAATTCCGGGCGAATGACTATTTCACGAAATAATGAAACGTTGTCCGATGTTAACCCGAATATTTTTTCACCGTACCTTTGAATAAGCCATTTAGTTTTTTTATCCGTCGCGTTGATTTGGAATTGTTTGCTTCCAATAATAACCTCAAAAGATTCATAAAAGTCACCCTCCAATCTCAACGTCACCCGGTCCGATGGTTGGTTCAATGCCTTTTTTAGTTTTTTATACGGATTCGAATAAGCTGGTTCCAGTCTTAAACCGTCCGAACCAATCCCGCGATCAAATAATTGTTTTTCCGTGTTTAGCTCAATTATTTTGTTTGAATTATCCTCCACAATAGATTTAACCACATCAACAACAAAATCGTTTTGAATTCGTCGCATCGTATTCCGTAAACCCGCAAAAGGCAAAGCCATTATAAACCACGTTTTTTTACTCCGAATTTTTTATTGCATGGTAGACAAGGTGAATCAATCTTTGAAAAGTCGAAACCAACCGCTTTTATTGAATTCGATAACCTTTTAGCTAAACCAGGTTCGTTTGTTTCTGTATCGCCCTCTAAATCGCGAATAATCATGTTTTGCGAAACGTTCGCCAATCTATTTAATCGCGTTGAATGTTTCATATCGTTTAAAATATCAACCGCAACTTGCTTCCCGATTAAATCACTTAACACAAACTTTTGCTCGCATAAATATTGAGAAATATCACATTGAACCGTTACGCCGAAATTCATCCCAAAATTATTCGTTGGAACATATCCTCGTTTTGTGTAGTCGAACATTTGCGCCCCGTTTAAATCTGAATTTGAAACTTCGATTGGAACTATTCGAACAAAATTCAACCTTTCGTTCCAAACCTTCATCGCATTAGCTCCACCTCGGCAAGTGTTGCAAGGTCCTTGCATCCAATTAAAATCCTTCTTAATCGCCTGGCCTGTTATATCGTCTTGAAAATATCCAATATAAAAATAACCGCCCGAATCGTATTCCTCCGACAAATAACTCAAATCAATCGTTTCAGACAATGTCAACCACTCCAACGATTGCGCCTTTGTAGTTGTTGCCGATACCGTTTGAATCGGATCAATTTGCGAAGTGTGGAAAATATAAATCGGAAGATTTGTTTGGGCTTGCGTGAACTGTAAACCGATTTTATCAATAAAAACCTTTGCTCCGTAACTTGGAAATATTTCAAGTTCAACACCAACAAAAGAACCGTTCGAAATTATTGTGTCCTGGAACCTCCCGATTCCGTCGAATAGCTTTGAACTATTTAATAAAGTCTTTGTCGATTCGTTTAGTTTCTTTTCGATTACAACCTTTGTTAAGGCCTTATTGATCCCCGACGCGACCTTTTCGTTTAAATAATTGTCGATTGTTTTTCCCTCCGGCGTTGTGTTCGTGATGTTCTCAATCGTCAAAAGCGAATGGAAATCGTTATAAATCAACCCCGAATCACTTTGTAAAAGATTCGGATCGGTTATTTGTGGAACGCTCGGATTAGCATCGTTTCGCCAACCTAAAAGGGAAACCATGCAGTTTTGAATTGTTGTCGGATCAAACATAAAAAATCGATTTACCCAAATATACGAAAAACAACTAATTAAAAAGGACAATCAACTTGTTTAGGTTTTTGTAGGTGCTTTCTAAGTCTTTTTAAACTGTAAAACTTTCCTTTAATGTTATAACCGATTGACCCGCCTTTATAGACTTGACGAATACGCCGACCAGTTTTAGCATTGAAACACTCTTTTTTTTTCGTGAATTTATAATTCGGGGCAAAGTCGACTTCAAATTGTACGGTGTAAGTTATTGATATAGTGTTCATTATTCTTCCGTAAAGGTGTTATTACAGAGATGTTACCCTTAATATTAAAAAAGGGTTTGTTGCTTTCTATAAGGTTCAAGTCTTTTGTTTGCTTTATCAAAATAATCTTTATCAATCTCACAAGCAGTTAGGTCATAACCTAAATCATCACAGGCAATCGCAATGCTACCGCTACCTAAATGCGAATCAAATATTTTGTTGCCTTCTTCTGCATATTCATTTAATAGGTATCTATAAAGTTCAACAGGTTTTTGCGTTGGGTGTATGCTTCCACCTTTCTGTGCTATCAAACCCCTATTAAATGTAAACACCCTTGTAGCCCTGTTAAAACTACTGTAAGCAAGTTCGCAATCACTCATACTTAAACCGTGTTGTCCTTTATCCCAAACTATCCACCCCATTGTTCCTTTGGTTAGGTGTTCAACAAAATAATTCGCACCCCAAATAATTTGATTTTTTGATATTCTTTCAAGTTCTCTAAAGTATTCAGCAGTAGGTATTGCATTATCCCACCCCTTGTCTTTATGTGCTTTCCTTTTGTGTTTAGGGTTTTTTGTGAAAGTTTCGGTTTGTCCTGCTCTTGCAATACCATAAGGTGGGTCTACAATAGCAAGGTCAAATTGTTTATCCTCGCATTGCTTCATAAAAAGCAAACAATCAAGGTTATGTAATTCTATTTTACTTCTATGCATAATTCTCTTTTTTAAAACTAAGGGTAACAATGGCTAAAACGGCATTAAAACGACCGTTTAGCCTAAGCGTTATATGCAATTAAGATTGTAGTAATCTAATTACAGCGATTAAATGTATTTCAAAATTAGGTATATCGTTAGGTGTTCTGAATGTTGCACCACTTTCTTTGCACTTACATTCAATCAATCCCCAACCGTTATCATCTAAAATTATCTTATCGTTTTCCCAGCTTCTAGCGTTAGTAAATGAACTAACATATTTAATCTTTAGGTCAAATTCACTTACTATTTTATCTATTATCTCCATACGTTTATTTAATAGAACATAACATCATGTAACCAAGCATTAAAACGCTTGTTACACCTGCCATTATGCAACATAGTATTGTGCCTTTCTTTTTCTTTGTCCTTTGCTACTATCCACCTCATAAGCCTTTTTTGCTTTTTCGTGTACGTGATATACTTCTTTTAGATGTTTAAGTCCATCAT